TCTTCTATTTGTGCCACAAACGATTTTGATAAATGCTCTAAGTTATCTAAGTATGTAGTATGGATATAAGTTATATCATTCTTATTGCCATTAAATCCATCAGCAATACCTCTGTTCTGAAAGAATCGTTGATATATCCAATTCTCTTTTGTTGTAGGGTTTAGAATTAATATACATCTATTTGGCACTTCCCTTGCTCTAATACTAAAATCTATTTTATCAAAACTTTCCTCATCGGTTAATTCCTCTGCTTCATCTAATACAAATGTAGATACGCCTTGAATTGATTTTAGCTTTGCAGTTTGGTCTCCACTTGAGGTTCTAATACCAGAAAAGTATATTGAACTGCCTGTTAAATTGTTTATTATTTCTGTTTTAGTTATTGTGAATTGTTCAGCAATACCCATTAATTCTAACTTCTCAATAAATTCAGGTATAATAGACATACCTGCAGAAGTCATTGTAAAACGAGTGAATAGTATCCTATGTCCTTTTTCAAATGTTAGTAATACTAAAAAGGTATTGACTGCAAAGGACTTTCCACTACCACGACCCCCCGTCACGACAAAGTATCTATTCTTTGAATTGAATAGAGCTTGATACTTTTTATTTAGATTCAGGTTTTTCATCTATCTCTGCTTCAATATCAATAGTATCTTCTTTTTTATCTAAGAAATTAATAACAGGAATATTGACTTCTGTTTTAATATCCATTTCTTTTCTTTCTTTTGGTTTACCATACTTATACTCCCAAAGTAATCTCATATGAGGAAAGCTCTCTTTAGACATCTTTGCCAATTCTAACCATGCTTTTTCCTCACTACCAAATACTTTTTTCATACTCTGTAATGCAAAACTACTTAACTTTTTTTCAGTCGCTTTAGGTTTTCTTCCTTGCCCTCTTGAGATGCCTTTTACTGCACCATTGTTTCTACGACCATCAGGTTTCTTTTTATTTAATTCTTCCATTGTCCTTTACTTATTAATTGTGATATAATTGAATAGTTACCTAAGTCCTGAAACGTATCAACTAACGATTCATTATTAGCTTTTCGATTCTTAATGATTAGGTTTTTCCAACGACTTATCTTGTCATTCATTCTAAACCATAGTCCAGATAATGCAAACTTCTTACCCTCATCTGTATTTAAGTCAGCACCTGTACTTATATTACTAATGCCATAATCTAATTGTTTTTTGGCAAACAACTCAAATTGTTCTAACATAATAGATTCATAACTCTTATATAAATTAGGAGATTCCTTTTTTAACAAACTCCTGTATTTGTTCTTCATATCTTTTTACTTTTTGTTTTATTTCTTTATTGTGTAATTTATGTATCAAATCTAAAACACTATCAACACTTGCTTTATTTAAAACATCTGCCTTTAGTTTTATAAAATCTCTTCTGCTTTTATAGTCGGTGTTATCCATTTTCATAACAACTACATTTAGCATTTGATTTAATTTATTATTGAATTTAATATAACTTTCAAAATTCTTGATATAATGTATAATACTAGCATGATTTATTGATTTATTGTTTTCATAGAAAAACTCTGTGATTTCTCTGTATGTCATCTTTTTATGTTTTCTTAATATATAACATAATAAAGCCCTAGCTTCAACATACTCTCTTTTACGAGTATTGTCAAAGATATTTATTTTAGATAGTATGATAATCTCATTAGCTATCTGCTCCTTTGTATTCAACATAACTTCTTGTTCTTAACGATTCTTTATATTCATTTATTGCTTTTACTATTCCACTACAACATTCATATTCTTCTTGTTCTTCGTAGTGTTGTAAAATTATAACCACATCGGTTAGTGTTGTTGTGTGCGTTTGTAAACATAACAAAGTGTCCTCATAACACGCATCCTTGTCTAAATATACCATCTCTCATAAAGTTTCTATAACTAAGTAATCATTTAAGTCGAAATCATTTTTAATATATCTCTCATAAACATTTATTGCCATCTCTACTTTTTGTTCCCCACTATAATAAAAATCCTCGCTTACATCAAATATACCAATTTCATTTGTAGGAGTTTTATCTATTGTAATATATCTAAAGTCCTTATATGATTTGCCAAACAAATTACAATATATGAAACATTGACTATCATAGTTATATGCCTTTGCACTATACTTGAATTTATTTAAATCACTTGTACTTTTTAAATCTATTAATAAACTGCCTAGAGCATCTGCTTTTGCTCTAAATGGATAATCCATTAAGTAATTTATTTCAGGTACTTCAAATTCACAATCAGCTATTAAATCTCTAGCATCAGGACAATTATAAAATCTGTCTCTCATCTGTAATGCTTTATCTCTGTCTCGCATTGTAAAAACATCCCATCTCTCAGCTTTAGCAAGTTTATATTCTTTGTTTGCTTTTGTTTTTACATCTAAGAACAAACACTCATTAAATTTATCTTCTTCTAATATACTTGCATGGAATAAATATCCTTGTGCAAGGGCATCAGATTCAGTAGGTAAATCATCTTGTTTTTTATACTCTCTTGGAGATTTTAGTAATTGGCTTATTGCACTACTAGACAAACATGCCTTAGACAAATAACCATAATAGAATTTATCTTCTATTGCTTTTTCGACAAGTTCGTTTCTATCCCAAACTTCGCCATCTAATGTTGTAAATAAATCTTTCATTTGCAGTTATAATTAAAATTTTGTGTGTAATCTAATTCCCAACAATCGCCAGAGATATAATAATTATACACTTCATTATAACCATTGATACAAACAAAAACATACTTTACATAGTTGTCTCCGTATTCTACATGGTAGGGTTCTAATCTAGGTGCAGAAGGATAGTAATTTAAATCACAATTTTCCTTTGTGCAACTTTGAGTAAACATAATTAATAGTAATAAAATTATTCTCATTGCTTCATTGTTTGAAACAAATTAAATAATAATTAATTAATTATGCAAGGTTAATTGAATTTCTTTTTCCAAATATCCATAGCAACTGCATATCTTTGCTTAGGGTCAGGATATTCTATAATCATCTTGGCATTATTCATAAATCTGCCTAAGAAACTTTCTCTTTGTTCGTATCGTTTTGGTTTTAGTAGTGGCATATATAAATAATAAATAAAGTTAAAATTGTTTAAAACACACACTTTTTACACTCCCATTTCTCACCGAGTTTGTTTATGTAGTGTTTAAAATCATAGTGTTCAGAGTAATAAATCCATTTTTTATCATAATAAATAGCAGTTACTTTACATTTATCTAAAGGTATGTTTTGTTCATCGCTATCAAAATCATGTTCAACTTTTAGTACAATAGATTTTTTAGTATGCCAAGAATTACATAATCTTTCTAATAATAATCTTTGACCTGTTGGTATCTTTTTGAATTTATACTTAACCTCTATTAGAATTAATACTTCATTATCAAACTCCAGAACTGCATCAATATCGCTAGGGTGCATGTTACCATTTTGCACACCTGTAAAGTCAATGACTTGTCTAACCTTTTTTCTATTTCTGATTAAACTCTGCATTGTATTCTTTATATAATTTTAATAATGTTTTATGTAGATTATTCTTAAAACATGAACTGCAACTTGTCATCTTCATATTTTGATGAAACACTCTGTTATAAATACTTAATAATTTCTTTTGTGTTTGTGGATGTACTGAATTTTTTGTTTCACTAAAATACTTGTCTAAATATTTATATTCCTCTTCATTCAGACATTCTGTAATCTTATATGGAAATAATTTGTTTAACCTATCTCGCCTAGTATCACATCCACAATCTTCTCCAAGTACCCATTTAGCTACTTTATCTATTCCTGTTTTCTGAAACACTTTCTCTAAAGTATCTCCAAGTCCTCTACTCTTTGTAGTTTCTGTATTCTTTTTCAGAGATTTCTCTAATTCTTTCTTTGGCATTTGTTAATGTATTAAATATTGAACTTAAACTTATTTTTGTTTCTTTACTAATATCTCGCATACTCATTTTAGTATTTAGGTATAATCTAGTCATTTTTTTATCATACCAATACCAAGTGTCTATTTCTGCATCTATTTTATCTAATAAATCTTCTAGCTTTAATTTTTTATTTAGTTGCTTTCTTTTTATCTCAGGGTCTTCATATACGTTTTTCATAAATGATTTACCATCGTGTTTATCAATTATCTCACTAAAATAAATAATTTTTTTATTCTTAATATTTTTACCTGTGTTATAAAAATTACTATAATAAATGTTTCGCATAGTAACGTAAACATAAAATGTATTTATTTCATTGTCTTTATATAAAATCTTTTTTACATCCTTAACATAGTCATTTAATCTTATATACATCTCCTGTACAATCTCATTTGCTTGGTCATCAGTAATCTTAAAACTCTTTGCCATGTGAATCCAATCCTTATGTTTCTTTGCCAATAAATCAATTACCCTCATCAATAACAGATATAATTTGCTCATAAGAATTACACACAAAGTATGCACCTTTCCAATTAGATTGAAATTCAAGTTCATCTGGTGTGAGTTTCTGTTGAGATTTAGTTTTACTTCCATCTTTAATTTCGATTAGATAGTTTAGATTATTATATCCTATTATTATATCTGGTGCTCCTTTGCCTAGTTGATGTGTATGTAGAATTGAGCAACCAAACTTTCTTAGCTTGGCAACTATTTCTTTTTGGTTAGCATCTACTCTTGCTCTTCTTCGCATCGAAATTTATCAATTTCTTCAAATGGTGTTTCATTATGAAAAAAATATCTCGATGATTTTCTGTCGAAAGTTATGCCATGTATCTCCTGTGGATAACCTACGAGTTTTTGCTTTTTTATTTTTTGACTGCCAAAGATTACAGATGTATCAGAAAAATCTATTGCTCTATTGGGTCGCCATACAAATAATACATTGTCGGCTTTATCTGAAAATGTTCCCCCACCTTTTATTCTATTTAAATCAGGTTTATAATATTTGTTGTTGTCGTCTTTTTGTGGTGTTACTTGGTGTGCTACTAAATGAATTGATATTTTATTTTCAATAGCAAACCTTTTCAACTCACTCATAAATCTACTTATATATAAATCTTCTCTCTCTCCATGTTGCATCCTATGTTGAATTGTATTATAGGGGTCTATTATCAAAGAACGTATGCCTTTTGACTTGACTAAAAACTTAGCCCTTTCAAATATGTCTTCTAATTTATAACTTTTTTTTGGATATATTATAAAAAAATGTCGCTTCATAAATTCCATACCCTCTTTAAATTCATCTTCACTCATGTAATTATTCTCAAAATATGGGTCTGCAGATTTGCCAATATAAGTTTCAATAAGGTCATTATAAAAATCATTTATTGGCATATTCTCAGGTGAAAACACTCCAAACTTCCAACCATCGTAAATAGCTTTCAATAATGCCAACTGATTTAAAAACATACTCTTTCCCTCATTTTGATAACCTGTCCAAATATTAAGTTCTCCATTTCTCCAAGTCCATGCTGAATCTACTGCAGGAATATAAGTTGTAGTACCTCTTTCCTGTCCATTCCTGTAATTATCTAACATTGAATCATATATGTCATCAATGCCAAAAATACCTTCAATCTTAGGGTCTGATGCTTGTCTTACTCTATCTTTTAATGCTTCTATGCCTTCAGCTAATAACAATTCATTGGCATCTTTATAAGGTTTAAAGGAAACTATTTTACATTTTTCAGCACCAAATCTTCTAACTAATTCTTCAGATAAATATCTGCCATTGTCATCATCATCAGTTGCTACATAAATTCGTTCAGCTTGTTCAAATACTTCATAGCAATTAGATATACATTCTAACTTTTTATCTAAGTTTTTGTCATGCACATTAGGTGCACCCATATTTACAGATGTATGCCAAGTAATACCAGCTACTTCCCAACTTAACGAATCAAGCTCCCCCTCACAAATAATTATTAATTTTTCATTGGCAACCCTATCATAGTTGTATATAATTGGCAAACCATTTCTACTTTGTGTAAAGAATTTATCATTTATACCTCTAGTTTTATAATTTATCAATTCATTATTTCTGAAATATGGAAAAACTATACTTTTGCCATCCTTTGAACTAACTATTCTATTCATTTCGATAACTTCATCAGTTATACCTCTTTTATTCAAAAACTTTCTAGCCCTTTGATTTAACTTTTTTAAGTTATTCTTCACAGGTTTTTCGTAAACTTTTACCTCTGGCATAAAATAATTTCTTTTAACTGTGCCCTTCCATGTACATTTATGACAAAGAAACTGCCCTGTATCTAAGTTAATACTTAAACATGGGTCTTTGTAGTTTTCTTTGCCAATCTTATAGCAATTCGGACATTTTACTTTTTGTTGAGTATTATTGTTTTTTGGTATAATACCTATTTTCTCAAATTCTGTTTTCATTGTTGTTATGTATTACACTATGTATATATATATACACTATGTTATATATTTAATTTATATATAACATGTTATATTACATAGAACTGACTAATCTGGCAGTTGGGCTAATAAATATCTTTCTTTGTTTTCCATAGTTTCCTATGCTCTTTGTTTCTCTTCTAATATAATCCTTATCTTCTAATTTTTTAAGTATCCTATATAAAGTTCTGTCGTTGAGTTTCAACGTATTACATATAGATTCATTAGAAGCATAGCAATAATCTTTCTTGACTGCTAAAGATTGTATATGTGATAAAACGACTGCTTCTTGTATAGATAAATTTGTGCTCATAAATGCTAAGTTAATATTTATATAATTTTTCATTGTTATCGTGTTTTAACCTCAAAGTGCCTAGCTTAAATAAACTAATAAAAAAACTAACATGAAAAGTCACTAGGCACTCTAAGATTATGTTAAACTAAAATGGTAAATCAGTTTCTGCTTTTTGTGGTTGTGCCTGTGCAGGTGCATCAGGTTTCCACTCATCAATCCAAATAGAATGTGTTTTACCATATTGGTCCACTTCTTTTTTCTTACCCATAGATAATTTAACGTATTTCTTGCCATTCATTTCAAATGCAAAATCATTTAACTTATCTAGTTGTATAGAAAAGTTTACTAAATCGTAGTTTCCAACTTTTTTTCCACTACCTACATAATTTTTTTCACTCATAATAATTAAATTTATTTTGTTAATAATTGTTCGACTTCCTTACTTACTTTGTATTTTTGTCTAACATCAGTCATTGTAAATCCTTTCTCTTTAATTGCTTTTAAAACATTGTTAAATTGAACAGAATCTTTTTGTAACCATTGTTTAGAATCGGTTAAAGTGCCCGTAGAAGCCTTTTTAGACACTTTTCCGTGCATATTAGTTGCATCGGCATCTTTAGTATCATCTATCAAAAATAAGCCGTTTAAAGCGTATTTTCTTGCATAACTGCTAGATGCACCAAAACTTTGTGCAACATCCATCCCTTTTTTATTAGGGTCTATACCTGCCTGTGCAGATACACTTAAGCTATCTGTACCATCTGAAATAGTCGCAGTAGCTACAACATATAATGGTTCATTATTTATAGTGTCGGATAACATAAGAGTTAAACCTTCTTTTTTAAGGATAGGTTTGACTGCTTCTAAAATGTCTTCACAACTTCTATAATTATAATTACCAAAATTGTTTCTTTGATTTTTAGGTGCTTTCAAGGTCGCTTGAACATTCACCAATTTACTTTGTAGATTTTTCATGACTGCTAATATATACATTTTTTGTCAGATGCAACAAAAAAAAGAGCAACATTTCTGCTACTCTTTTTATAAACAATGAAAACAAAGAAAATCAACGAATGTAATAAAACACCCTATTGAATTCACAAATATATAAAAAAATACCTATTGAATTCACAAAGGACATTATTTTCCTTGTCCTCTGTATCTTTTTAGGTAGTTTTTACTAGATTTTACTTTACTTGATTTGCTTTTGGCGTGTATGCCTTTTCTTTTGCGACTTTTAGATTTATATATATTTACAGCAACTTTTCTTGGCATTACTTTCCTTTTATAATACTACTTGCTTTTTCTGTAGTACGACCACCAAAGTATGCTAAAACAACTGCCATCATTACTTTCTCAAATGTGTCGTTCCATGTAGTGCCTATGTTAAAAGGGATTGAATCAACAGAATCCAATATACCTGCAAAGCTAAATACCACAATGCACCAAACAAGAACAAGAGGACGAACATTTTTGCTAAGCCAACTATCACTAGCTGCATCAGCTTTCCATCTTGAACTGATTTCTTCCATTTCTTTGTTTTGTTGTTCATAAATAAGTGTTTGTAATTTTATTTTATCTTCTGTAGGTATTTTAGCTTTTGTTATCTCAGCTATAGCTTCTTTAGGAGATGTAACACCATTTAGTACAGCACCTAGTTGTGGAGATACAACACTTGCAGCTCCAAATAATAATTTACCTACTGTAGTTTCTTTAAATTTCTTTTTGCTCATTGACTTTCGTTATAATTAGATATTGATAAATATTCTTTATGAGCATCAAATGACGGACAAGGTTTTTTATCCGTAAAATCTCTATGACCAAATACTTTGGCATCAGGATACTCCATCTTTAATTCTTGTAATAAATTATATAATGAATCTATTTGATTTTGTGTTCTAGTGTCTTTCCACTCATTCATATCTTTATCCATGCCACCTATATAACAAATTCCAATAGAATCTTTATTATGCCCAAAACAATGAGCTCCTTTTTTATCTACAGGTCTTCCTTCTTGAACTATGCCATCTAAAGTAATAATAAAATGGTATCCGACATCTGCCCAGCCATTTCCCTTGACGTGCCACTCTCTAATGTCCTCTACATCAAAGTCTTTAAACTCTGGTGTAGCCGAACAATGTACTATAAGTTTTTTTATATCTCTCATTATTCAGTTGGTATTCTTCTAAATTTAGAACTTTCAATTGCTTCTTGCAATTCTTCTACAGGTGCTTTTATTTTTAATGATATGTCTGCATCCCATCTACCAATCAAGCTATTTCCTTTATATATAAATATAGTAGGCACAGATTTAATCTGTCTTTTTACATTAGCGTTCTGGTCTTCTAATAAAGCCTTAACTATCTTAGCACCCTTAATTTCATTAAGTTGCTTGTAATCATTTCTATAGTTCCAAGAGCTGTTTATATGTAAAACAGTATATTCCTGTGAACTAGCTATTGCACATACAAATAATGCAATTAGGACAAATATCTGTTTCATTTCTGTATAATTTCATATAGTTTTTCATCTATTTTATCTAACTTCTCGCTATTTTCTTGTACCTGCTCGGCAGTGTTCTCGATGGTTTCTCTAATTAACTGGTCCTTTAAATCATATTCTGTTCTTGATACAGCAGGTTCAGGTAAAAGTTTTGCTTCTTCTATACCTGCATTAAGGTCTGTGTACATTAAAACTAATGAAACTGCTCCTGCAATTACAATTCCTATTGTTTTAAGGTCTAAAGTTAATTTAGTGTCCTCACCGATTTCAGTTGGTTTGCTCATTTTTTTATATCATTATTCTTGTTTATCTTCTTTTATTTCTTCATAAGAACCATCTTCTAAGTTAATATTTATTTTACCATACTCTTCTTCTAGCTCTTGTTTGAATTTATTATCTTCTTCTTGGATAACAGCCCACATATGTAATAATCCATGTTTCTGTACTTCAAGTTGTCCTAAGTCATGCTTAATAGCAGCATACTTCTTTTGCGATTCTTGTAGTTTTTCTAATTGTTCTTCAGTAATTTTTGACATCCTATTAAATTTAAAGTTATATCCAAATATAATAAATTAATCCCAGTCAGGTCTTAATGTTTCATCTACTGGATTTATCTGTAATTCAATTTGATTATCTAAACTTGACTTCATCGCTTCAACATCTAATCCTGCTTCTAACCAAGCGACTACATCGTCTTTAGTTAAGTCAGCATAAGGAATAAAGTTGTCTGGGTCATAAGTCACACCCATCGTACCTATTGAATTTACTGTGTATTCTCCAGATTCGTCTGTAGCTATATAACTCCAATGTACTGTGTAGATAACATCGCTGTTATCACCTTCTTGAATTTTTGCGTCTAACGCAACAATTTTCCAATTATAAGTATTTGCCATTTTTATATTTATTTATTTATTTTATTTAACACGTTCCTCCTCCTATTATTGAACCATTACTTCCTACTTGTATATATTTTCCTGTT